AAAACAAGCACGGGCGTGCGCTGGCTTGTTCTGCATGGGCATGGACTACATGCGAACCACCGAGGAGTCAGACGAGCGGTTTATGGGGGCAAATATCATGATGGGCGATGGATTTGTGGAAGCCGCCTGGAAAAAGCATGGCGAGCTCGTGCAGCGATGCCACAACTTGACCTCGTGCCTGGCCGACGAGCCTTGATGCCACCACCCAAGCGCACTCAGCCGCTATGACTCGACGCGTCAGGGATGAAGGGGTCAAGGAGAGCCCGGCGCTGCCCGCGGCCCCCAAAACCCACGCCCGCAGCTTGAGGGAGCTTCAGCGCGAACTGCGGAGGCACAGGCGCCATCATGGCCCTGATGTCCGGCTCGACCTGGCGCCGCTGCCCAGCCGCGACGCCTGCCGCCACGGCCCGAGGCCCTGCCCGCACTTGCGCTGCCGCCACCACCTGGGCGTGGACGTGAACGCCACGGGCGCCCTGCGCGTGTTTCCCGGATGGGAGGATCGCCCCACCTGCGTGCTCGACGTGGCGGGCGACGGGCCGCGCAGCCTCGAGCAGGTCAGCCACACTTTCGCCATGACCCGCGAGCGCGTGCGCCAGGTCGAGGAGAAAGCCCTGCCCAGGCTGCGCCAGGCCCTCGAGGCCCAAGGCCTGACGGAGCAGGACGTGCGCCAGGCCCTCACTGAGGCCACCGGCAAGCAGTCGCCCGAATGGCACCCCACGACAGAGGCACACCAGTTGCGGCAGGCGCCGCCAGAAGGGACGGGGGCGATGCCCACCAAGATGACAGACGAGCAATGGCAAAAGAAGGTCGACGCGGTGGGGCCAGTGCTTCTGCGCGGGGGGACCTACGCCGAATGCAACGACGCAGCCAGAAAGGCGCGCGTGTTCGTGTCAGCGTTCCACGTCAAGCGCATCCGCGACGAGCTCGGCCTGCCCGCGCCGCGCAAAGGCAGGAGGGAGGCTGCCATCGCAGCGGACAGCAGGCCCGCTGCGTCCGCGCCACGACCCGCAGAGGCTTCCCCGCGGCCCTCACCCCCTCAGCCGCAGCCCAGGGCCCTGCCTGCCCCCGCGCCGGCGCCACCCCCTGCGCCGCGGCCGCCGCCAACGGACCTCAAGCGGGCCCTGGCTCCCCTCGTCGCGCACCTGCGCGCCACCGGCCTCGCGCGCCTGACCCTTGAAAGCAGCGGTAGGTACACGTTCGAGGGCGAGTTGTGAGCGGGTTTACATGTCGCGTCGGGCGGGATATATAAATACAGCGGCGACTTGTCGGCGAGTCGAAAAAACTGGAGTGTTTATGAGTGACGAAAAATCAAAAGGGCACTTAGATGATATGAAACACCTCGCCATGTCATTAAACGTCATCATGGCCAGTTTGGATGCAAAAGGGGCGGACGCAGGGGATGTACTTACCAGCGAAAGGCTGACACGCATATATTCTAAAGGCCAGCTAGCTTTGGGAATGTTTCTGTTATTGAGAGTTATTACAGATGACGAGGCAATAGAATCCTTTCGAAATGAGGTAAGGGGGCAGCTGGTAATTTATGAGCTAGAACAAGCTGTCGAGAAGAATTAATGAGCAGCAAGTTTTGGAATGCCTTGGAGGCAGGCGCGATGGGGGCGCTCTGCGCGTGGGGCGTTGCGTTGTTGTTCTACGCTGCCTACCAGCTGGGATGGGTGCGCGGGCACGCCGAGGCCAGTCGGTGGCATCGGCGCATGAATAGGGACGTGCGAGGGTTGAGATATGGGCCTTACGACTTCAAAACAGTCGCCGACAGTCTGGATAAGACAAACAAGTTGATTGAGATAGACCGTGCCGCGAGGCCACCCCGCCCGTGACCCCGCAGCATCCCTTATGTGTTACCTGTCGCCAAAACATCCATGATGTCGGCAATGCGCCCTGATGGAATAATAATGACCCTGCGCCAACTGGTGACCCGAGTAAGAGTAAGCAACCTGCAGCAGCTGCGCGTCCATTGTCGGCCACTGATTATATCCGCCCGAACACGTAAAGGCCTGATGCGACAGACGCATGATGTCGCCGTCGTTTAGCCAGCACAAAGGCGGGCAGCGGCCCTGCTCGAGCTCGGATATTACAGCAGCCAGGTCACCTGCGCTGTTGCAAGGGAAGGGGTGCTCGGCAACGGGCGCGCCAGCGAGGGCGGCCCCCAGGAGAAAGCCCAGCATCATGGCAGCACCTCCCGGTAGGCCGCGTCCATCCATGCGGGCCGCTGGCTGGCTGCCCAGTCCTGCACGCGCTTGTGTGACCAGACCTGCAGGCCGCCCAGAAGCAGGCTGGCTGCTATCAGTGCGATGCCCACCTGCATCTCAAAGGTGCGACTCATAGCGTCGCACACCCGTTGGCGGCGCACTGGCTTTTAATCAGGGCGAAGTATTGTTGGCAGGCCGCCTCGCCGATGTAGGCGCCGCCCGCACCCAGCTCGGCACCGAATACAGAGGCCGCGCCGCATTGGAGGTCGATAGCGTACTGACTCATGGTACACAGCGCGTTGCAGTTGATGGCGCGTTCGATGTAGTGAGCCGCCTGCGCGTTCATGCCCGCGAAGGGGTCCGGGAACATTTGCCCGGGCCATTGCGCCTTGGCACCAGGCACGCGGCGCAGGGCCTCGAGCGCAAGCGCGATGCTGGCAGCGATGGCCACCCTGGTGGTGTTCAGCCCAGGGCGGCGCGTCGAGGGCCTGTCATCCCGGAAGGGCGAGCGTGGTGGCGTCGGCGGTAGCGACGTAGGTGCGCGCAGGTGTGCGTCGTTCAGTTCGGTTTCGCGTGCGCAAGGTGCGACAGTGTAGCCAATTTTCATAGTATAAAACCCTCGGCCGCGTGATTGCGGCGAGGGCTTTATACTGGCCAGATAAATAGTTGGGAAGGGGTCAGTGTTGCCGCGACAGGTCATGCAGCATCTGCGCCTGCAGCCCAGCCAGCAGCTCCTCGCTCGACAGGCCCGACTCGTGCACGAACGGAATGCCCTTGGCCCGATGCGACAGAATCTCGGCCGCCAGCGGGCTCGTGCGATACAGCGCCACCTCCAGCGAGCTGAGGCCGGCCGGCGGCGCGATGCTGACGCGCACGGGGGCATGCGCGCCGATGATGGCTGCGCGGTCTGCGGCCGGCGCCAGCTTCGGTGCTACGGGCGCTCTGGCTGCCTCCTGGCGCTTGAGCTCGTCGGTGGTGCGCTTGGCCAGCGCCTTGTGTGCCGCCATGCTGCGCAGGCCGAACAAACCCACCTGCTGGCGCAGGATGGTGCCGTTGACGTTGGCCACCACCTCGCGGCGATTGGACGTGTTGACATGCACCTTGTCGCCGCGCGGCGTATGGAACGCGAAAGAGCCGCGGGTCACCCCGGCGCTGATAAAGAGCGCAGGCTTGCCCGTCGCGGCGTACTGGTCGCGCGCGCCAATAGGGTCGAAGTGGCGGCGGCCCGACGAGTCGAGCGGCGGCGCCACGGGGCCAGACAAAACGCGCTGTAGGGCGGACAGAATACGGGCAGGTGACAGCTTCATGGGTACTCCTGGATTAACCGTTTTTAAGGGATGCGAAAGTAAATTCCAGCGCATTGAGCTGGCGCAGGATGTCGCCGGTGTCCTGGCGCCCGGCCATCTCGGCGTCGCACAGAGCGGCGCGCAGGTAGGCAATCTGCTGCGCGATGGTGTCGGCAATGTTTTGGGTGGTGTGCGTCATGCTAGACCTACACAGCGGCGGCGCGGCGCGGCTAGAAATCTGCAGGCAAAAGAAAAACGACCTTTTGCGTCAAAAGAATAACCCGGTGCAGCATGGCCCGTGTATGGATAGACAGGCGGCAACAGAGCCGTCTGGACCGGAGGCACCATGCTGTCACAACTCGCAAGCAAACACAGTTCGGTTGATCTGCTACGTCAACTTGCCGCTTTGGACCTCAAGCTGCACCATGCACTGAAAAGCAACGACGCAGTTGCCGTTGCCAAAATTCGCCAGGACAGAAGCATCAAGCTTCTCGCTTTCTATCGCGCGTAGTATTTTGTGAATTTGACCCTGCCCCCACCCCACCCTACCCTCCCCCCATGCCCACCCTGCCCGAAGTCCTCGCGGCCGAGGCCGCAACAGCCGCTGCCCTGCTCCGGGTCCAGGCGCAGCAGCTGGTGGTGAACACGACCTCGGGCCTGGCTAAGATTGCCGCGCAGACCCTGCTGACGACGCTGACGTTGACCTACAACACGCTCAGGGCCACGTCCGAGGGCCTGCGGGCAGCCTACGACGCCGCCAACCCCCCAGCGCCCATCCCGCCGCCGCCGGTGTTGCCGCCGCTGCCACCCCCGGAGCCGGTGCCGCCTGTCGTGCCTACGCCCACAGAGCCGACTCCGACGCCCGACCCCCCTGCTCCAGACCCGACTCCCCAGACCGACCCTATTGATGCAGCAGGCGGGCAGTGCTTACGTTGTGGCCGCCGCCGGCGCTTCGCCTGGTGCGCCCGCAATTGGTGCAGCTGAGGAGGCTGCGAGCATGGCTGACACCCCCAAGACTGATGACAAGGCGATCGACCCTATCGATTCCAAGGCCCCCGTGAAGACGGAGGCAGCCAAGGCGCCTGAGGACCCTACGACGCCTGGCGCCGCTACTTCTGCGCCCTCTACTGGGTCCAGCACACAGACGACCCGCAATCCCTCGGATTCACCAACGGCAGAAAAGTTGTCAGTGAATGGCACCCCGACTCCAATTTCCTCGGCCTCCGCTGACGCCAAGGAGGACGCGGATAAGCCCGAGGGCCCTACGCCTACTTCATCGCCAGCCCCGGAGCCGACGGCGTCGCCAAAGTCCGACGCGTCAGCGCCGACGAGTTCAACGCCGCCTGCGCCCCCAGCCCCTTCCGCCGGCGCCAGTAGCCCCAGCGACGGCAAGCCCGTCGTGACCCCCGAGGCCCCGCACCCCGACATAACCCAGCTCACCCCCGCGCCCGGCACTGACGCCGACACCGACGCACCCAAGGAGGTCCGCGAGCCGACGGTCCCCACCGGGCCGGCCGACGCCAAGCCCACCCCGGTGGCCAAGGATGCCCCGCAGACCCCCGGCGACGTGAACGCCAAGGCCCCGGAGCCTGTCGACAAGGGCGAGGCCGCTCCTGACGCGCCTGCGGCCACCCCCGCGGCCCCGGTTGCCGGCGGCGACGGCCGGCCCTCGGGCGAGCAGGCCATCCCCCCCAAGGAGCTGGTCGACGCCGGCCTGGCCGACCACCCCAAGGACGTGGTGCCCAAGGAGGACAAGCCCGCCGAGCCTGCCACGCCCCCGGACCCCGAGGCCTCGGCGGCCGCGGACAAGGACAAGCAGCTCGAGCTCGACGACGAGGACGGCCCGTTCGCCGACGCCAAGGGCCTAGACCCCTCGGCCGGCGACGAGGTGGCGCCGCCGCCCGAGAAGCCGCGGCCGACGCACCATATCGACCCCCGCATCTACATCGTGTCGCGCGAGCTCGCCTGTAGGCCCGCCGAGGCGCTGGGCGTGGTGCTGCTGGTGCAGACCTGGCCGGGCGAGAAGGCCGGCGAGCTGACCTGGGACGAGCTCGACCAGCTGGCGGTGGTGCGCGGCTTTGGCGACAACATGCGCAAAGCGCTGGGCCAGGGCCTGGTGCGCGGCGGCTGGCTGACGCACCTCGAGGGCAAGGATGCCTACAAGGTCGCCACCGACCCCCTCCTGCCCACGGAGGACCCCGCTGCCGCCGAGGCCTAGGCGCCAGACCCGGCCCAAGGTCCAGCTGCCGGTGCCCACCGAGGACGCCGAGCAGCTGGCCCTGGCCACCTGGCTGGACCTCGCCGGGATGCTTTGGTGCCACGTCCCCAACGGCGGCGCCCGCGCGGTCCAGTACCGCGCCAAGCTGCGCCGCCTGGGCCTCAAGCCCGGCGTGCCCGACATTCTCATCTTCGACCCCCCACCCAAGCACCCCTGGGCGCCCGGCTGCGCCGTCGAGCTCAAGCGGGTCAAGGGCGGCCGCACCAGCCCCGAGCAGGTCGTTTGGCTGGCCCAGCTCGAGGCCCGCGGCTGGCGCTGCCTGGTCGCCCCCGGGGCAGAGGCGGCAATCTTGTGGCTGAGCTCGGCAATGGGCTACCCTCGGAGGTAGGGCCTGGCCCGGCCTTGGTGGTGAGATGGTGCAACGGGCCAGATGCTGCCTGGCCCGTTGCCCTCGCCCGAGAACGTCTGTCAGCATCCTGACGGGGGACACATGCAGCGAGCAGGTAGCGGGGGGTTGGCCCGGGAGCTGACCTTCCGCGTGTCGCCCACAAAAGAGCCGGAGGACGGCTGGCCGCCGCGGGCACCCACCCCGGAGCTGATGCCACGCGCACGCCACGCCAGCCTGGAGGATAGGCCCGGCCGCGGCGTGCCGCCGGCGCCCCCGCGTCGGGTGAGCCCGTTCGAGCTCGCCGCCGGCGGCAGCTACGGCTTGCGTGCGCAGTACCAGGCCCTGCCCTCCAAGCTGCGCCCCCTGGACCCGCCGCCGCCGCCCGTCAGCGCCGAGCGGGTGCTGGCGTCCATCCCCTCGTTCGTGCGCAACGAGGCCATAAAACGCGTCAGCGAGGACGACGCGCGCGCCCTTGCCGACATGGGCCCCAAGCGCTCCGAGCGGCGCTCGGCCGAGCGCCAGCGCAACGCCGTGGCGCAGCTGGCCGACGACGCCCTGCGCGTGCCCTCGGCGCGCGACGTTATGCTGGCGAGCGAACCGATGGACCGCGCCGCCAGCGGGGCGCAGACCTGCATCCCAGTAGTTACGCCCCTGCGCGACCTCCAGCGCCTATCGGGCGGCGACGGCCACCCCTACGCCAGCAGCGAGGGGGCATCGCGTCGGCCCAGTATCAACATCAGCGTGAGCCTGCCGCCGCCCCCGCAGACCATGTCCACCGCCCCCTCGCCGCTGCCGCCGCCGCCGGAGCTGACGCCCGAGGAGCGCGCCCAGGCGGCCGAGGAGCGCCGCCACGACCGGCGCTGCGCCTACTGGCAGAAGGCCGGGCAGTCCGTGGGCACCCTGGCGGCGGGCCTGATTGGCAGCGTCGGCCTGACCCTGTCGGCGTGCAACTGCTGCACCAAGGCCAGCGCCGACAGCGTGGCGGCCGCCGCGATGACCGACGGCAACGACCAGATGCACCTGATGGCGGGCTTTGGCTGGCCGAGCTAGCGGGGCCGACGCTGCCGCGGCAGGGGCGGCAGGTGCAGGCGCAGCGCCTCGCGCACCAAGTGGGCCTTGCTCGCACCCGTGCGTTTCGACAGCGCCGTCAGTCGGTCGTGCATCTCATGGTCCATCAGGATGTGCATGTACTGCCCCTGCGTGACCTTGGTGGGCCGACCACGTGGGCGCTCAACGTACGGCCGCCTTTCCGCGTCCTGATCCTGCTCGTCCATCTCCATCATGCGCCCCCATACCTCGGCCGCGCGCAGGCTGGCCAGGTAAAAACAAAACAGCCCAGGAAAATGCCTAAATCCCGCAAGTCGACGGCCCGTAGTTCAGGCTGATGCAGCGCATCCCGCCCGGGCAGGGGACGCCCGGACCGCAGGGGGCGCCCGCCGCCCAGCTGCTCGCGTGCACGACCTGGTGGGTTGGTGTAGGCTGAACGTCAGCGATGCCTCGGCCGAGGCCCGCGAAGAACATGGCCGCGGCGGCGCCGCCGTTGCCGCTGGTGGCGCAGGCGCTGGAGCTGAGGACGAGGAGGGCGAGGGCGATGCGAAGCATGGGCGATCCTTTTGACGGGGACAGAGAAAGTCTACCTGGCAAATGTACAGCCGCCAGACAAAGTGGGTTGCCAATGTTAAAATTTGTGGCCATTTTTACGCTATCCATGCTGTCGGCGTGTGCGCTGCCATCCGCCTGCGCGCCCAAGGCGCCCACCCGCCTGAGCGATTACCCTGATATTCCAGGTGTTCCGCTTTTCAAGGAGCAGGTTGACGCCGTCGTGGCGCAGATGGAGGCAATCACCAAAACGCCGCTCAAGGGGCGTTTTGTGCTGCACATGGCCACCGACCTCAGCGACGACCTGGTCAAATACATGCACAACGATGGCCCGCGCTACGTGCTCGGCCTGGTGCGGTTTGGCTGCCAGCGTCCCGAGGTGTCGGTGTCCTGGCGCCATGTGGATACATCGGCCCCCACGCGGGTTGTGGGCAACACCGCGCTGCCGCACGAGCTCATGCATCTGGCACTGCACCTGCAGGGTCGGCACGAGGAGAAGCACAACCACCAGGCCGAGGTGTGGACGCTGGTGCCGGGGCCGCTGGGGAATGATTAGATGGGTGGGCAGTTTTTCACCTTACCCAGGGTGCTGTCAGTTCCCTGACAGTGGCCCACCTTGTAGACTGCGCGCGCGGTCTACTTGGTGTGTTGAGGCGGAATCACTCTCAACTGTCTGCTGACCAAGTCAGTTCGGGCGGTCAGACCCTGGCGCCAGCCTCGCCATGTGCGCGGTATAATGCAGGCCAGGAAAATGGTCTAGTCCTACAGCGTCAAAGCACTACGCCTTGACGGCGTCCTGCTGCTTCTTGATGATAACGCCCAGCTCCTTGGTGCCCACCGCCACGGTCTGCAGCACCTGATTGGCGACCTCGGCGCCCTTGCGCACGATGGCCTCGGCGCGGTCCCCGGGCAGGTCGATCTTCTGCGCCACGTGGGTAATCAGGGTGCCCACCTCGCCCGGGTCGAGGTCGCGCAGCTCGGTGGGCAGATTCTTGACGCTGCCAACGACGTTGAGGATGGCGGGCAGCAGGTCGCCATAGGCGCCCAGCTTGCCCACCGCGCTGTCCTCGCCGAGGGCGGTGGTGGTGTTGTTGACGCCAGAGATAAACAGGTCAAACAGCTTGGTGATGGAATCGATGCCAGGCATAAAAGCCTCCAGGTGTGGGTTGCCCGCCCAGGCTAGGGCAGGGCCCCCGGGCATTGCAAAGTTGCCCAGACCTGCCTCCAGGCGCTAGTCTGCCCGGAGGAGGCCCACATGGACCTGTACGCGCTTGTCGTGACCCTTACCCTGCTGGTCGTCGCGCTGATGAGCGACCGGATGCACCTGACCTCGGACGCCAAGATGGTGGTGCGGGGCCTGCTGGTCTGCGCCAGCCTGATGATGCTGGCGCGCATGGTGCAAATGCACCTGCCACGGCGGCTGTAGGCGCAAGGCCCCTGCATGATCATCCGCAAGGGCAAAATGCCCAAGAAGATCGACTGGGAGCTGGCCGCGCGCATCGCCGCCACCAACTGCCCAATCACCGACATCGCGGCCATCATGCAGCTGAGCACCGAAAGGCTGCGGGCGCGTTGCAAGCGTGACCTCAAGGTGCCGCTCGCCGAATGGGTGAACGCCCAGCGCAGCCACTACCGCAACCGCCTGCGCGAGGCCCAGATAGAAGTGGCCCTGCGCGGCAACCCCACCATGCTCATCTGGCTGGGCAAGCAGCACCTGGGGCAGATGGACAAGATGGAAAAAATAGACAAGGACTGGGCGAAAAAACAGGATAAGGGGGAGCTGCTGGCCCTGGCCGAGAAGGCCATGGCAGTCGTCAAGCAGGCAGCACAAGGGGCGCAGGAGAAAAAATGAGCGACGCCAAAACCTACCTGACAGCGCGTTTTGCCGAGCTCGCCGCGCGCATCGGCGCCGCCCAGGTGGCCATCGAAAAACTCGAGCGGGCCCGCCGCCGCGCCGCCCAGCAGCAGGCCGCGCTGGAGGGCCAGGCCGAGGTGCACCAGGGGCAGCTGCGCGAGTTGCTCGAGCAGGCTGTCATGCTGGACGAGTCGGCCCCTGTCATGCAGGCGTTCGAGCAGCAGCAGGCCACCGATGCCTGATTGTGAGGTGCCGCTGGACGTGCGGCCGATGGAGGATCGCGATCGCGCCTTTGTTCAAAACAGCTGGCTGCGCGCCAGCGCCGACTTGCCCAACCACCGCTGGGTGCCCTGGCCAGTGTTTTGCCGCGAGATGGCGCCGCGCATCGACAAGTGCCTGCGGGAATACTTTTGCCAAGTGGCCTGCGTCAGAGGCGACCCGTCCATGCTGCTGGGCTTTGTCTGCTCCATGCGCGCGCCCTGCACCGACAGCCTGTACGTCGACTTTGTCTATGTGCGCGAGTCGGTGCGGCGTATGGGCGTCGCCAAGGCCCTGCTCACCTTTGCCGGCTGGCAGCCCGGCGTGGCCCTCGAGTGCACCAACTGGTCAGAATCATGCGAGGACATATGTCTAAATCACACCGAGCTAAGGTACACCCCGAGCCTGCTGAACGACCCGCGGCGGCGCGAGCAGAAGCAGCGGGCGCTGCGGCGCCACAAGGTGCCCTACCAGCCGGCACCCCGTTGACGGAGGTGCGCCTGCGCGGCGGCGACACCCTGTACTGGGGCGGCAAAACGCTGGCGGTCCTGCACGCGCCCCAGGCCGGCAAGCGGCCCACCTCAGTGCCCAGCGACGTGCCCCTGTTTGACCTGCGCCTGCTGACGGCGGGCCCCGTCCCCTGCGTCTGGGCCCGCGAGGCCGGCAAGCCAGGCGCCCCCGCTTTCAAGCTTACCCTGGACCGGCTACTGTGGGTCGAGGAGGTGCCCCATGGCTGACAGCGCACGCGTCAAGCTTCTGGTCGAATACGCCGAGCAGGGCGACTTTACGCCGCCCTTGGCGCTGACCTACGACATGCCCACCTACGAGCCGAGCGAGCCGCAGGTGCTGACGCAGCATCGGCTGGTCCTCGACCCCGCGTCGCCCACAGCTATAACCATCGCCCTGCCGCCACAGACGCAGCTGGTCGTTGTCACCAACCGGGCGACGAGTATCGGCGCGGATGCTCAGGATGTTGCTTTCGGATGGACCGACGGCAATTCCAATTTACAAGCCATCCCTCCGGGTGGCTTTGTTGCCATCGGCGGCCCCATGGTCGAGGCCGACGGCATCGAGCTCGCCGTTGCCACCAATCCCACCGCCGTGGACATTGTCATCATCGGCCGCCAGGACCCCCTCGCTTGAGCTTGCCGGAGGTGTTGTGCTGGTATACCGGGGCCCGCCTCAGCTGGAAGCTAGCCGCTTACCTGGCCGCCCGCTACTGGCCCGACCCGCCGCCGACCTATTGACCTGATGCAGCTGGCCGACGCCATGCGCGTGCTGGCGGCCGTGGCCGAGCTGGCCGAGGAGGAGCGCGAGAAGCTGCCGGCGCCGCCGCCGGCCAGCTGGTGCCCCCACGAGCCGACCGGCAAGCAGGCCGAGGCGCTGCGGGTCGACGCCATGGAGCTGCTGTACGGGGGCGCGGCCGGCGGCGGCAAGTCCGACTTTCTGCTGATGGCGGCGCTCGAGTACGTCGACCGGCCCAACTACGCCGCCCTCATCCTGCGGCGCTCCTACAAGGACCTGGCGCTGCCAGACGCCATCATGGAGCGCAGCCACCGCTGGCTGCGCGGCACCCCGGCGAAGTGGAATCCCGAGCTCAAGCAATGGAAATTCCCCAGCGGCGCCACGCTGACCTTCTCCTACCTGGCGCACGAGGGCGACAAGTACCAGTACCAGGGCGCGGCGTTCCAGTTCATTGCCTTCGACGAGCTCACGCAGTTTACGGAAACTCAGTACACCTACCTCCTCAGCCGCCTGCGCCGGCGCGCCGATGAGGACATCCCGCTGCGCCAGCGCTCGGCGAGCAACCCCGGGGGCAACGGCCACGCCTGGGTGCTCGAGCGCTTTGTCGACCCCGACACGCGCGGCAGCAGGCGCTTTGTGCCCGCCCGCCTGGACGACAACCCCCACCTCGACCGCGAGGAGTACCGCGCCACCCTGTCGCGCATGGACGACACCACCCGCCGTCAGCTCGAGCTGGGCGAATGGATTACGAACGCTGGCGAGCTCATCTATCCCGTGAACGTTGCCAACATGGTGCCCGCCCTGCCGGAGGGCCCATGGGATTACGCGCTGGCCACCGACCTGGGCGCCAGCATCACCAAGCCCACCACCGCCATGCAGGTCATCGCCTGCTCCACCAAGTCGCCGTTCGTGTACCTGGTCGAGTCGGCGCAGATGGCTTTGGGCAGCCCGGGCGCCATCGCCGAGCTGCTGCGCATGTACACCGAGCGCTACAACCTGATGAGCATGCCCGTCGACCCCGGGGGCCTGGGCATTGGCTACATCCGCGAATTCCAGGACCGCTACCACCTGCCCGTCGAGGAGGCCAAAAACCGCAACAAGCTGGGCTACCGCAAGCTGATGCGCGGCGACCTCGAGCGCGGCCTGATAAAGATTGTTGAGCCCACCAACCGGGCGCTGCTGCGCGAGATGGCCACCCTGCGCTGGAATGAAGGGGAAACAGACTGCGTCAAAGGCGCCCAGGACCATGCCACCGACGCCTGCCTGTACGCCTACATCACCGCCTACCACTACTTGCACGCGGCCGAGCCGACGGGCCCCAAGCCCGGCAGCGTCGAGGCGCGCGAGGCCGAGGCCGACCGGCAGCTCGAGCGCGTGGCCGACGAGGACAATTACATGTGAGCACGGCCGCAGGCGGGCAAATTTGACCATCTGCCCCCAACGGACCTATCCTGCCCGCCAATGGGCGCAACCGAGCACAAGCGGGCAACGGCGCCCAAGCGGGCGCATTCCCCCATCGTGCAGTACGGCGCAGAAGGGCGCACCCAGGCCCCCCAGGTGCTGCTGTACGACGCCTTTGGCGTGCCTTTGCCCAACGCCGACCAGCGCAACAGCGACGTGCACGGCCGCCCGCTGCAGCCCGCGACCTCAGACGACATCCCCTACCGCCCGGCCGAGCTCGACCCCGAGGACGCCAAGCGGCTCAAGCACGAGAAGTGGCTGGCCAAGCAGCGCGCCGTGCCGTTTACCAAGGCCGAGGTCGACCCCGTGCGCTACCGGGTCATGATGAACCTGGCGCGCACGGCCATCCTCGAGTGCTGGAATCTATGGAAGCAGCCCATGCGCCATCTGTGGTTTCCCACCCCGGGCGACATCGACGAGTACGAGATGCGCGAGGGCAACGCCCCGGCCGTGGGCGACCGGCCGCGCCACCTGCGCCGCTGCGATTTGGCCATCGACTTGACCTACATCCCCCGCGAGGTGCGCGAGGCCATCCGCCCCGGTGGCCTGGTCGAGCATCTGGCGCGCAAAAAGCTGGACGAGGAGGGCATGGAGAACATGCCCACCGGGGTGGTGCTGCAGATGACCATCGCCAAAATGGCCGAGGAGATGGCCTGGCGCGGGGGCAAGCTGCGATGATTCCAAAGCGCGGCGCCGATCATATCCCTAAGCCCGACCTCGACTGCCGGCCGCCGCGCCTGTCCTCGGGCCTGCCCGACGACGCCCCCGCGTGGATGCGCGAGCAGCTGGCCACCCAGGAGGCCATGATGGACCTGATAAGCAAGCAGGAGCGCTACACGGACGAGCGCCTGCGCAACCGCGAGAGGCGCCGATGTCGGGACGGCTGAGCCTCAAAACCGTGCGCACCCTGGTGCGCCTAATGCGCGCCCAGAAGGTGCAGAGCTTCGAGTTTGACGCCCTGCGCGTGGAGTTTGCCCCGCAGGCCTTCGACGTGGACGCGCCCATTGCGCCGGCGCCTGAGGCCGGCGAGGATGACCCGGACGCCTCCGAGCGCGAATTAGCCAGGGGACTCTGACATGCCACTAAACACGACAAAGCGCCGCACCTCGGGCCGGATCCCTGGCAAGTCCTGGGACCCCTGGTGGCACTACGCCGACGACGCCTGCTGGCGCCCCATCTGCCAGGCCATCGAGGAGGCCGACAACGACCCGGCCGAGCGCCGGCGCCAGGTGCTGCACCTCAAGCATATGGCGCAGTACGACACCGACCGGCGCTTGCGGGTGGGCAACAAAGTCGTGTCGTTCAACGTGACCCAGGCAATCATCGACACGGCCGTGGCGCAGGTGGCGGGCAATCGCACTACCGTGATGACCCTTACCAAGCAGGGCGACAGCGAGCTGCAGCGCAAGGCCAAGCGGCTCAACCAGTTTATCGACGGGCAGTTCGAGGCCACCGGGCAGTACCAGCTGGCGCGCGACGTATTTCAGGACGCCGCCATCACCGGCACCGGGGTCGAGCGCGCCTACGTCGACCTGGACGCGGTCTGCGCCAAGGTCATCGACCCGCTCAACCTGATTGTGCCCCCATGCGAGCAGGGCCGCCAGCACGTGCGCCAGGTGTTCGAGGCCGAGCCCATGCCCCTGTACGAGGCGCAGGAGCGCTATCCCGAGTACGCCGACGAGCTCGCCACCTGCCAGCCCGTGCGCGACTACGACCAGCGCGACCCCATTCACGAGGGCAACAGCGCCGCCAGCGGCCCGACGGTCTACATCTACCACGCCTGGCTGACGGCCCGCTGCGATGAGCCACAGGACGAGGCCATGCTGGGCAAGCACGTCATCTGCATCGACAACTGCACCTTGAAGGTCGAAGAGTACTGTTACCGCGACATTCCCCATAGCGTGTTTCGCTGGAAGCGCCGCCCCAAAAGCTTCTGGGGCCTGGGCATCTGCCACGTGGTGCAGAGCGTGCAGGAGGAGCTTGACGAGATGTGCTGGAAGGTGCAGGACAGCATGCGCCTGGCGGCCACCATGGTGCTGGTCAAGAAGGGCACCTCGCTCAATAAGCAGACCATAAGCAACCGCAACCTGTCGGTGCACGAATACACCACCACCGAGCCCATCGTAAAAACGAACGCGCCCATCGACGCCTCCTACTTCGCCGAGCGCGACAAGCTGTACATGCGCGGATTTGACCTCAGCGGCGTCAGTCCCCTCGCCGCGCATGGAATGAAACCCGCGGGCATCAACAGCGGCAAAGGCCTGCGCCTGTACAAGGACATTGCCAGCCAGCGGCTCAAAACGCAGCAGGACGACTTCGACGCCCTGCACGTCGACTGCGCCTACAAGCAGGTGCGCCTGGCCAAGGCCATCAACGACGAGGGCGACGGCAGCTACCGCATCATGGCGAGCACCGGCAACGAGCTCGTCGACGTGCCCTGGGCCGACGTGGACATGGGCCGCGACCAGTTCCGCCTGCAGCGCAGCCCCATCAGCTACCTGTCCACGACCCCCACCGGCAAAACCGAGGACATACAGGAGATGGCTGCGGCTTTCCCGGAGCTGCGCCCGTTCCTTATCCAGGCCATGGACTTCCCCGACCTACAGGCGTTCACCTCCAAGGCCACCGCCCCCTACGACGAGGTGCAGCGCTGCCTCGACAGCATCACCGAGGACGGCGAGTACATGGGCCCCGAGCCGGGCACCGACCTCGCCATTGCCAAGGCCCTGGGCCTCGCCACCCTGCGCCGCGCCAAGGCCAACAATCTCGAGCAGGAGCGCCTGGAGCAGCTGCGCGACTACCTGCTGGCAGTGCAGCGCCTGGAGCAGAAGGCCATGCCCCCCGCGCCGCCGCCTGGGGCGCCCATGGACCCCAACGCCGCGCCGCCGGCGCTGCCCCCTGGCCCGCCCATGCCCGGCCCCATCTGAGGAGAAAGATGACAGAGGATATGACGTTTTTAGAATACTGGAGGGAGCGCACGTATGCGACGTACCGGGCGTTAAAACGCGAGCACTACAAGCACCACCCTCCGGCTGAGCCCACA